TTGATTCAATTAAGAAGCGTGTAGAGTTCCCTGAACTAAGGCGCCTGGCTCACGAACAATATATGTATTGGAAACCTGAAACAGTTTTAGTTGAAGCTAAAGCATCGGGTCTTCCATTAACTTATGAGTTAAGACAAATGGGAATACCCGTTGTTAATTACACACCATCAAAAGGTAATGATAAACATGCACGAGTTAATGCAGTTGCACCTCTATTTGAATCTGGAAAGATATGGGCACCAAAAGGTAAACAATTTGCACAGGAAGTTATTGAAGAATGCGCTGCATTTCCACATGGGGATAATGATGACTTAGTAGATTCTATGACCCAGGCATTAATGAGATTTAGACAAGGTGGGTTGATTTCTCATCCAGAAGACTATAAAGATGAACCTACCACAAGGGTAAATAGAACATATTATTAATATGATTGAGAAGAAAATTAGTTACGAAATTAATATTGAAAAACCTAGTAAAACAAAACCAGTTAAACAAGGTGGTGTTTTCAACTATTTAGGTAAACAAAAAACAGTTAGTGCTCCAGTTAAATGGAGATCATCTAAAGATCATCCAATAGCACATCTTTCATATATTACAAAAGATGAACAAAAAATTTTAATAGATTTAAATTTATATGGTTCATTAAAAGGTAAACCTAACAAAGGTCCATTTGGACTTCCATCATTACAAGGATCGGGTAGTGGATCGGGTGGAGATGGAGGATCGTCTAGTGGAGATAGTGGTCCAGGAGGATCAGATGATGGATCTAGTCAAGGAGTAGGATCAGGAGAAGGAGAATCTACAGGAGATGCAAATGATCAAGGTGGAACAGAAGGACCAGGAGGAATGGGACCAGGAGCAGAAGGTGGATTTGGTATAGGACCAGGAGATGAAAATGCTGCAGCACAATCTGTAACTGCAGATGATGTATCAATGCAAGCACAAGCAGAACAAGAAGATGCATCAAGATCTGCAGCAGCGGAAGAAGATCAGGGAATTATGAGTGCTCTAGCTGAAAAGGCAAAAGAACAAATTCAAGAGTCAATTCAAAAGGCAATTGATAATCCATTTCAAACAGCTATAGGTATAATGAATCCATTTGCAGGATTAGCATTTGGTCTTGCAAAAGATGCATACGCAGGTTTTGAAAAAGGAGTAGTAGCTCCAGGTTATGAATCTTTTGATCAAGATTATGGTGAAAACGTTCAAACAAGTACACAAAGTCCAGATGGAGGAATAGTAGACCTATATGCACCATTATATAATTCAAACACAGGTAATCCAACTATGGATGCATACATTAGACAATTAAGAATTAATCTTGGATTACCGGTTTAATGAAAAGACTAACAAGAACTATACCACCTAAATCAGGTCCTAACCCACAGGGCTTGAATGTTACGTATAATAAGGTTAAGATAGTGAACTCGGAGAAATTAAATGGCAACTATAGACAAATCGCTTCCAAACGAAGTTATAAATAAAATTGAAATAGAAAATCCAGAGGCTTCTGCAGAAGAAATTGTAGAACTTCAAGAATCTATTCCAAGTGTAGAGAACACAGAAATTACTCCAACGTCAGATGGTGGTGTTGAAATTAATTTTAATCCAGGAGCTTTTAATCAAGGTGAAAGTGTAAACCATTTTGATAACTTAGCAGAATTATTACCGGAAGATGTTTTAGGACCTTTAGGTTCAGAACTTTATCAAAATTTTTTAGATTATAAAACATCACGTCAAGATTGGGAACAAACTTATACTCAAGGTTTAGATTTACTTGGATTTAAATATGATCAAAGAACAGAACCATTTCAAGGAGCAAGTGGTGCAACTCATCCAGTATTGGCAGAAGCAGTTACACAATTTCAAGCTTTAGCTTACAAAGAATTATTACCAGCAGATGGACCAGTTAGAACTCAAATAATTGGAAACTCTTCTAGAGAAAAAGAAGATCAAGCTGTACGTGTTAAAGATTTTATGAACTATCAAATTATGGATGTCATGAGAGAATATGAACCAGAGTTTGATCAAATGTTATTTTATTTACCTTTATCAGGATCTACTTTTAAAAAAGTTTATTATGATGATTTACTTGGAAGAGCTGTTTCTAAATTTGTACCAGCAGAAGATTTAGTTGTTCCTTATTCAGCGACATCATTAGATGATGCTGAAGCAATCATGCATACAATAAAAATTTCTGCAAATGAATTAAGAAAACAACAAGTCGCAGGATTTTATAGAGACTTAGATTTATTACCAAGTGATGATTCTGTTACAGATACATCTGATGTAAAATCAAAAGAGAGAGAAATTGAAGGAGTTACTAAATCGGGTTATGAAGATATCTTTACATTAGTAGAATGTCATGTAAACTTGGATCTCGAGGGCTTTGAAGATCGTGATCCCAACGGGGAAATGACTGGAATTAAACTTCCTTACATTGTGACGATAGAAGAAAGCTCTCGTGAAATTTTATCTATTCGTAGAAATTATGAAATAGGTGATGTTAAGAAAAATAAAATTCAATACTTCGTTCATTTTAAATTTTTACCGGGTTTAGGATTTTATGGATTTGGTTTAATTCATATGATCGGTGGGCTATCAAGAACAGCCACATCTGCTTTAAGACAATTAATTGATGCAGGAACTTTATCTAATTTACCAGCAGGATTTAAAATGCGTGGTATTAGAATTAGAGATGATGCTCAATCTATTCAGCCAGGTGAGTGGAGAGATGTAGATGCTCCAGGGGGAAACCTTAGAGATGCATTTATGACTCTACCTTACAAAGAACCTTCTCAAACTTTATTACAATTAATGGGAGTCGTGGTTCAAGCAGGTCAAAGATTTGCTTCTATTGCTGATATACAAGTAGGTGATGGTAATCAACAAGCAGCAGTAGGTACAACCGTAGCTTTACTTGAAAGAGGAAGCAGAACAATGTCTGCTATACATAAAAGATTGTATGCCTCATTAAAATTAGAATTCAAATTATTATCAAGGGTATTTAAATTATATTTACCAGAAGAATATCCTTATGATGTTGTAGGTGGACAAAAAAATATTAAGCAAGCAGACTTTGATGATAGAATAGATATTGTTCCAGTCGCTGATCCAAATATATTTTCACAAACTCAAAGAATTAGTTTAGCACAAACTGAATTACAACTTGCTCAATCTAATCCTCAAATTCACAATCTGTATGAAATTTACAGAAAAATGTATGAAGCATTGGGAGTAAAAGATATTGATAAAATTTTAATTCAACCTGCAAGACCAATGCCTAAAGATCCAGCATTAGAACATATTGATGCTTTAGGTGGACAACCTTTTCAAGCATTTAGAGGACAAGATCATAGAGCACATGTCACTGCGCATTTAAATTTTATGTCAACTAACATTGCAAAAAATAATCCGATGATCATGGGATCATTAGAGAAAAATATTTTTGAACATATTTCTTTAATGGCTTTAGAACAAGTTGAATTAGAATTTGCGCAAGAGTTACAACAAATACAAATGTTGTCTCAAAATCCTCAAGCTTTACAAGATCCACAAGTGCAAGCGCAGGTTCAAGAGTTTCAAATGAAATTGGAATCAAGAAAAGCAATTTTAATTGCGGAGATGATGGATGAATTTATGAAGGAAGAGAGAAAAATAACTTCTCAATTTGATAATGATCCTATTGCTGCATTAAAATCAAGAGAACTTGATCTACAAGCTCAAGAAAATGCTAGAAAAAAACAAGAGGGACAAGAGAGAATTAACTTAGATAAGATGAGAGCAATGATGAATCAGATGAATACACAAGAAAAACTTGAACAAAATGAAGATTTAGCTGAATTAAGAGCTGCAACTTCTATTGCAAAACAGCAGTTTTCTAATATGAATAAGAAAATACAATAATTATTGTTAAATAATAAAAAAGGAGTATAAATATGATTATGAAAATGACAAAACCACAAAAAAAGATTGGTAAAGTAATGAGAGAGTTTAAAAAAGGTGAACTTAATATTGGTCAATCTTCAAAAAAAGTAAAAAGTCCTAAACAAGCAATCGCTATTGCATTGTCTGAAGCTGGAAAAAGCAGAAAACAAATGGCAGTGGGTGGATTAGCTAATTCAACAAGAACTTTTACAGCAGATTCAAAATCAAAAGAAGTAAACTTTGATAAATTTACAGACAAGCAAGGAAATTTACTTGGTGGAATTGATATTGAAATGTCTAACCCTCAAGAAACTCAAGTTCAAGAAGTTCAAGGTCAAGGAAGTATTCTTTCAGAGAAAAAAAGATCAGCAAAGTGGTATTAAGCTATGATTCAAATGT